CTCTTGATCTTCTTCGACAAGTTTACGAGGGTCAAATCCAAATACCATTTAGCCTCCTAGCCTGTTGAAATTGTTTCCGATATGTAATCTGTGTATGGAATTAAATACTGTCCTTGTTTAACAAATGCTTTTTTAGTTATAAAATCTATGTATACTCTGCCTTCTTTGTAATCAGATTGTTCTGGATTGTAGTCTCTAATAACTAATCTTTTTTCTGCATCAGTTTGTCCTCTACCTACATCACTGTCATCAATAAAATATTGTTCAGGATCGTGTGGCACTTCAAATTTTTGTGATTCAATATCACTAAAGAATTGATCTAAAATTACAGCATCTGGTCTGCCTATTTCATATATTTTAACAAGGTCATCAACTCTATTTATAGTTAATTTTTCTGCATCTAATGTTTCTTTTCTTGCAATTTCTTCTGGACTAGCATCTTTTCTATACGTTGGAACTAATACTTGTAATGCTTCTTGCACAGTTTCAAATCTACCAGCTTTAACCATTTGTTCTGCTCTGTTTATTAATGCGTCTTTATCTTCGTCACTTAAATTTTTATAAGTTTGCATTATAAGATCTCTTCTATCTTCATACTTACCTAACTCACTTTTTTGTTGATTACCATAATCAGCAAGATTTTGTGCAGCTAATGTTTTTAGTGGATTTATTCCTGCTTGACCTATTGTTTGAAATATAGGTTGTCCACCTGGTTGAGCTAAAATATTAGCACCTAGTCCCATAAAAAAATCAGATCCTTTGTAAGGATAAGGTTTAATTTCTGGTCTTTCTCCTATAGCTTTTTGTAAAAATGAAGTTTCTGTATCAAGTTTTTTTACTCTTTGATCTGCAGCATTATCAGTTCCTTGATAACCCTGTCTGTCAACACCAGTCATGATGCCACCGCCGGCTCTACCACCACGTCTAAACATCGGTCTATTTAAAGTTCTATTATACATATTATGTTAAAGCTTTGTAAGCCCCTAACCCTAATGAAGCTATACCTAACGCCTGCTGCAACGGCGATTGATTAGGTGTAACTTGTGAAGTGTATTGACCCATAGCACCACCCATAACGTTACCCATACCAGCACCCATGTAACCAAGTCTTTCGTATGGTTCGTAAGCTGCAAGTCTGTTAGCTTCTCTTTGTTGATCAAGAATAGATTGTTGATATAATTGTTGGTCGCGCCCAGCTTGACCCAACGTTGAAATATCTCCACCTTGTAAACCTGGAACTAGTTGAGCCATTCTTTGTTGATCGGCTCCTAATTGTTGTGCTCCTGTAAATAATTGTCCTTGTTGATTGAATGCTTGATTAGCTTGAGTTTGCGCTTGACCAAAACCTTCTTGTAACATTCTTGCTTGTAACATAGCTCTATTCATATCTGATTGATTTTTATATTGTGCTCTCATTACACCTTCTCTACCACCACCTAAATTACCAGACTTTGCTGCACCTAAACCAATATTAGTTATACCAGCTTGAGCTTGCTTGTCGTATTCTGATAGTGTTGCATCAATTACATCTTGTTGATACGGAGACATAAATTGTTGGTAAGCTTGTGGGCCTGACATAGCGCCTTGCGCTTGTAAATAATCTTGTGAACCCATCATGTTTGTAGGCGTACCTGCAAACGTTCCTGTTCCTGTTTGAAACTGTCCTGCTTGTTGTAAGTATGGTGCATATGCTCCTATACCTTGACCTTGTGTTGTAGCTCGTGTGTATGCATCTTTAGTTGCCTGGTCTTGACCAGCAACCATAGGTTGGAATTTTGTTGTATCTAATGCTTGAGAAGTTAAACCTGTTAATTGAGTTGCATAATCTCTACCTAGATCTTCTACAAACTGTGGGGGTAAACTACGTGTTTCTGTTATTGCCATTAAATTACTTCTCCTATTCTCTCTGATACACTAAACATGTTCTGAGCGCCAGTGTTTCCTTGTGATTCCTCAGACACTGTACCACCATTTTCTAAATTTTTCATCATATTTTCCATAACTTCTGCACCTCTATCTATGTCTCCACCGCCAGCGTTTCTGACAGCGTCGGCCGTAAATACAAATTCATTTACGCTTAGTCTTGCAGGTACATCATCTGCTTTTTCTTCTCTACCTATTGGTACAAATCCACCTTCAGCTCTATAATCTTTTTCCATACCACCAAGGTCCATGAGCCCACCTTCTTCCATAGGCATTCGTGATTGAGGCATCATCATTCGTGGATCACCCATAGTCATACCACCACCCATGTAACCTATTCTGCCACCTGCTTGTGCCATTTCTCTATCAGGTAAAACGGGTCCTGTAGGTTTAGGTTGAAAAGGATTAATAGGTTTTGTAGGGTCTGATGGTAATGGTTTTGCTATAGTTTTTTCTGATTCTTCAATCATTTTTTTAAATTCTTCAAAATCAAGAGGTTTATTACCTGTATTAATCATTTCTTGAATATATCTTTTGTATTTGTCCATTATAGAAGAGCTACCATAAGTATCCATTTGCTCCATAAATATTTCTATTTGAATTATTTCATCTTCAGTTAAATCTGATAAAGGCTTACCATATTCTTCCATGGCAATGTTTTCCATCATCTCGTTTCTTGAATCTTCTAGTGATGGGTTTGAAGCCATCATCATATTTTCCATATCACCAAGGTCCATGATCCCACCACCTTCTTCAAATCCTATTCTACCACCATTGGCAACATAGGTGCTATAATTTGGATAAGGTTCAGTAGTAAATAACATGTTGTTATAAGCTTGATTTAATGCATCTAGTTTATCTGGATCTCCAGCTGCTTCTAGTTTAGCAAGTTCTATGTTTTCTCTCATCTCAGCTGGAGTTGCTTCTTCTTTTGTTAATGGATCAATTAACCCGGTATTTTTTCTGGTTGCTATAAGACTAGGGTCTTGTTTAACATCGTTAAGACCTGGAAGAAAAGGTAACGCTCCTGATAAACTTAACATTTTCATAAAACTAAAATTGTCTTTGGTAAAATCACCTGTAGAATCTTTTAACAATAATTTTTTACCTATATCAGTTATACCACCACCTATGTTACCAAATTTAAAACCAGCAGCATCCGGTCTTAAACCAAACATTTTTCCACCGCCTAAATAGTAAGCTCCCAAACCAGCGATTGCCATCTTACCTACATCACTTTTTAAAACTTTTCCTGCTGCTTTGGCTACTCCTTTAAAAGCTTTACCTATAGATTTACCTATACCACCTAAAAAATATCCTTGTCTTGGTACAGCATTCATAATGCCTCCCATGTTTCTTGGTACTCTGCCACCTTGATTAAAGTATCTACCAAGTTTTACATCTAATGCTTTTCCTTTATTAGGGTCACCAAGTCTGTAAGGAATTGTGTCATCAACAACAGGTAATATTTGTTCGTTTACGGAATAGGGAAGTGTTGAAACATCTCCACGATTAATATTGTTAACAAGTTTAGGTCCGAATTGTTTCATATACTCACCATCGTAATTAATAATATCTAATGCATTACTACCAGATAAATCTTTTCCCATTGCTGCTAAATATTCTTCTTCAGTTTCATAATCTTCATCTGAATAAAGACCTAATCTATCCATCATTGCTTTTCTTGCTTTTGGATCTAATCGATTTATGTAGTCCATTCTTTTTTTAGAATCACCAGGTACCACGTTTCTTAAAATTTTAAAAAAAGAACTACCGGGTATAAAAGCAGGAAGTTCTTTTGGTTTGAACGTACCTATCTTATATGCATTTGCAGCATCTCTCATTTGTCTACCTGTTAATGGATTTGATTCTACAAATTGTTCATTATTATCTCTAGCACCTGTTCTAGTATTAGGATCTCCTAAACCAGCTTTTACACTTTGCCTATCATATGATTCTGAAAAATCTTTTTTAGAAGCATCAAAACCTCCACCTTTAAAACCTTTTCTTTTAATTGCTGTTATACCAGCCATGATTACATCCCTCTGTTGTAGAGACCCATCAAACCGCCGTTGGCTGCCATTGCAACTTTTTCTCTCATGTCAACATCAGCTATTCCGCCACCAGGCATTTGTTCCTGCATGTTAACATTCTCGCTCATACTCATTTCTGGAGCTTGAGATTGGATTCCTGATTGATCTTGTTGCAACTGTTGTAAAATTTGTTTCCAGATACCACTTTGAAAAAATGCTTCGAAGCTAGCAAATTGAACTTTTTGTTCAGGTTCCATTTGTGACCATATTTCTGCCGCAATTTCCATGCCTTGTTGATCTTGACCACCACCCATTCTAATATCACCTTGACTGTATTTAATGTCAGGTGCTCCAGCTTGTATTGATTCGTTCATTGAAATTTTTTCTTCCATAGTATCTCCTTTTACTTTGTTTTTGAGAACAAATCAAGAGGAGGCATAATAACTTTTACGTCTTGCGCCATCTCTTCTGCTTTGTACCCTTTAATTTCCCAGTCTTTTCTTTCCTTAAAAACCTCTCCAGTCTCTTTGTGTCTGTAAGTTTCTTCTACTTTTGCGTTATATACTTTCATTATGTTGTTACTTCTTTCTTAATGTTTAGATAGCTAATAGCTACATCAAACGAATCTGTTGTGCTTGATTGTACTGTAAAGGCTTTTCCACCTTCTACTATTAGCGGTTGAGTTAATAATTCTTTAGTTGTGTTTGCTGTTAATTGTACAGATTTAATAGCTGTAATACTATTATTAGTCACCGTTACAGTAGGTGTCCCTGCTGATGTAACTAATATTGATTTAATAACAATAGTTTCATTAACCGCAGGAATACTAGCACCTAATGGTGTAAGTGCACTACCTGTTGTGCTATTATCTATACCTACAAACTTATATTGATTTACTACTGCCATTAATCTAAAAAGAAACTTCTAGCTTCTATCTCCTGTTTTAACTCTTCTTGAAATGTTGTATTTAATTTTTCTAACACCGCATCTAAATCTCTAACTAAAGACTGTGCTACATCTTCCTCATACTCTGAGCTTGCTCTAGTTAACGATTGTACTATTTTAGCCATTATCGTCTTCCTCCAGCATGTATATCTAATCTAAAAGTACCTAGTTTCCAACTAGTATCCACTGCTGTGTTGGATATTTTAAGAGCTATAGCTCTTGCTCTAGCACGAGTATCTACTTTTGTTGTATTGGTAGCTACTGTAAAAGGTCCAAGTGATGAGCTTATTGCTGTGTCATTTGGATAATCTCTTAAATCTAATTGTATAATAGCGTTTCCTTGTTGAGATATAAAATCAGGAATAATTCTACTAACTCTCATAATATTTTCACCATCACCTCTAAGATCAGCCATATTTGTAGCTGCTCCTCTTACAACTTTTTGTGTAATGTCATAGTCACCTGATGTAATGTTAGCTGGAATAGCTGTTGTTACTCCAAGTCTTACTTGGTTAACACCTGTTTCATGTTCATAGTAATATGAAATTCCCTCTGTGTTACCTGTTACATCAAAAGATGTATCTGTATCTGCATCATACTGAGTTGCATGAGGCAAACCAAACACAGCTGAGTCTTGCCAAGTAGTTCTAATAAATAAACTATTTGCATTTACAAACCATATAGGTCTTTTAGCAGTAGAGTCTAAATAACTATATGTAACCGATTGAGTGTTTACGTTAGAGTTAGCTTCTGGATAAAACCAGGTAATTTCACCAAACAAATTATTAATTCCTGCATAGACCATTTGATTAGATGTTGTATTTAAATTGTCATAAACATAATCTTCAACTAAACAATCCATAGATTCTAGTTTACCTGTGTATCTAAAGAAACCGTTATCAGACATCCAGTACGCAGCACCATCAACTTCGACAGCTGCATTCTTACCAATCAATCCACAGTTAGTACCTACCTGTTCAAAAGCAAATGTAAAAGGAGTTCCAACAAAACGCATAGTAAATAAAGATGTATCAGTCCAAATGTATATTGCATTTCTACCAAGTTTAGCGCCAATGATCCGTGATCCGGCGGCCAGTCTTTGTGTACCAGCACTATTTTCTGCTGTTGGTGTATAATCATTTATATTTTCTTGAGACGAAAATCTTAAAAACATTTCATCTTGCGTTGATTTATCACCAATAGTTGTTTCTGTTCCAAAAAATACTAAGTGACGATCAGGTGTTGACACCAGCATGTCACGTGACGCTGTTGGTGCACCTGTTATAATAGTTGCTCTTGTTGTTACGGCATCTGTTAAATTTGAATCCCATTCAAAACACTCACCATTAAAAATTAAAGCTACAAGTGTGTCACCTAAATTATCTAAAGACCACAAACCAGGTTCAGCTACTTTATCCGTGGTCGATGCTGCTTGGCCCCAAGCCGAGTAAGCACTAAAGTTAGTAACTGTTGCACCATTGCTGTGAGAAGCATTAGTTGTTCCTCTAACATTTCTAGTAATTCCTGTAAAACTAGTAGCAGTGGTTCCTGTGTAAGATATTTCTTCATTATCTACTTGTATAAAATTTGTTCCTGTGCTTGGAAATCCAGTTGTGCTGGCTACATTAATTGTGGTTCCTGTTCCTCCCGTTCCAGCAGAGTCAGCATTTAATGCTCCGTTTAAAGTTGTTGTTTGTGGGTTTGTAACTGTACCACCCCACTGTGATATACCGTAACCAAAGACTCCAACTTGTTCAGCTGGACCAACATGATAATATCTAAAAAAAGTTATACCACCAGAAGTGCTTGCTCCTGCTCCTCCTTCGTTACTAGGCATTGTAATAGTAATTGTAGTTCCTGAAGGCACACTTGTTACCATAAATTTTTTATCTGCAAAATCAGCAGCTACAAAATTAGAACCTGAAATAGTAGTAAATGTAGACGCGTCACCAAACAAAATTATATCTCCAACTTCAAAACCATGAGATGTAGAAAAAGTTATAGTTACAGCAGGTTGGCCATTAGTCGTGCTAAAAGCATTGGTAATTGCTGTACCGGATGGATTAACTAAAGGATGTATATCATAGTACACACCTCCTGAATAAACATATAAAATCCTGTTAGTTCCTAATACAGAATATTTAATACCTGTTTTATTAACCATATGATGCAAAGCTCTAGTTGCACCAGTTAATTTACTATCTCCTAATTGTGACCACCCACCTATTTTTTCAGGCGTACCGTATCTAAAACGCACATTTTCACCACCTGTCCACTGTGACTCAGCACCTGTTGGTGTAACTTGTTTATTAAATCCGGGTAAAAATCCTAATTTTTGTAACATATAAAACCTTTGAAATATCTGGTTTATCTTATATATTAAATAAATATAGAATGAAAGACAAAAACATAAACTACCGCTATTTTCATTGGGGTCCTTTTCTTTTTAAAACTTTATTAGACCAAAAAGAACTAGATTCTATAAAAAAATTGTGCAGTAAAAAATCAAAAAGCTACAATAAAAATTTAGCAGGTTTAATAAAACATGAACATATGTTAGATGTTAAAAAAATATTTCCTATATTACTTCCCTATATTAAATCTTATTCAAAAGCTTTTTCAAATTATTCTGGTAAAAACTTAGGACAAAATATAGAATTAAAATCTTGTTGGGTTAATTATATGACCAAGTTTGAATCAAATCCATTACATTCACATGATGACGATCTATCTTTTGTAATTTACACTAAGATTCCAAAACAATTAAAAATAGAATATAACAAATGTAAAGCAAACACAAAACCTGGCGCAATAAATTTTATAATAAGTTTGGATGAAGGATGGATTAATCAACACACTTTTGTACCAGAAGTCGGAGATTTTTTTATTTTTCCTGCAGACTTAAAACATTACGTAAATCATTTTAAAAGTAACGGAGAAAGAATTTCTATTTCAGGAAATTTAAAAATTACATAATGACATTAAATCTACAAATAAAAGATAATTTTTTTACAAAGAAAGAATACGAAATTTTATATAATAATTTAGATAAAATTTATTTCTTACCTAATGTAAATAAAACTGGAAACTATGCTGCCTCTCATCCTTTTGAACCAGATGAACAAAATAAATGGTTATTTGATAAGATTAAAAAACAATTTTTTCCAAATGAAGATTTAGAAATAGTGATCTGTAGGTTTGATGTTAGACATAACAAAGGAAAAGTATTTTCACATTTAGATAATAAAAATACTAATTATAATTGTTTGATTTATTTAAAGGGAGAAGAAGTAACTTATAATGGAACAGGGTTTTATTATGAAAACAATTTAAATACTTACATAGGGTTTGTTAAAAATAGAGCTTTATTTTTTGATGGCGCTAATATAGTACATAGTGATTTACAAGCTTTAGGACCCAGTTCTGCAAGATATACATTAAATATCTTTTATAAGGATAAAACTTAAAATGAATTTAAATACTAAAATTTCAGATTTATTATTGCGAGAAAATTCTTTAGTATTAAAAAAAGATTGTAAATTTTTAATTTCTATTTTTGAAAAATATAAAAATTTAGCTGCTGCAGAATTTAGTTATAAAAATAAATCTAAAAAAGAAGAAAAAGATAACTATAAATGTTTACCTCTTTCTAATCTATATAACCATAATGAAGAAATAAAAAAAGCAGCAGACGTTGCTTTTAAATATATTGAAATAATGATTAACAAGTACATGCAACACATACAAAAAAATATTTGTAAAACATTTGATAGCACGTGTATATCAACTACAAATACTATAAGATTATTAAAGTATGAAAAAGATCAATACATCAAAGATCATACAGACGTAAGTTCTTCTACTAGAGCGTCTTGTACTTTAAACTTAAACTCTAATTACCAAGGAGGAGAATTTAGATTTTTTGATGGTAAAATAAAACATTCATTTAATACAGGTGATGCTATAATATTTCCAGCAGAACCAATATGGATTCATGGGACAGAACCTATTACTAAAGGTAGTAGGTATGCAATTAATTGTTTTTTAAACTCTAAAACTTAATATAAAAATGGATATTTTTGCTACTAGAATTTACACAAATAAATTAAAAGAAGATGAAAAATCTATTATTGAATATATTACTAAATTAAAAAAAAATAATAAAGGTAATAAGTTTAGCAATATTGGTTGGCAGTCTGAAAATTTAGATACAAAAAATAAAATAATATCACCTCTTGTAAAATCAATTGAACAATTAGCTTTTGAGTATGCTAACTCTTTAAACATTAAAAATAAATTAAAAGTTGGAAATATATGGGCCAACATTAATGGCTATAAAGATTACAATAGAAGTCATATTCATGGTGGTGTTTTTTCAGGTGTCTATTATCTTAAAGTTCCAAAAAATTCTGGTAACATAGTGTTTGAAAATCCTGCAGATAAATTAATCTCATCTTTTTGGTTACTTCAGTCACCTTGTATTGTAGTAAATAATATTTTTACATCTACTACATGGTCCTTTAAAGGAGAGCCTGGTTTAATTTTAATTTTTCCAAGCTTTTTAAGTCACTATGTTGAATGTAATTTAAATAAAACAAAAAATAGAGTATCAATGTCTTTTAATTTAATTTTATAAAAATGGAAAAAACAGTTAGCATAAACAACTTCATAGCAACATACGACAATTACATAACGAAAGAAGAATGTAATAAAGCTATAAAATTATATGAAGAGGAAAATAAATTTAATAAAACATTAAGTAGATTAAATAGTGAGCAAGCAAAAGTAACGGAAAAACAAGATCAACAATATTTTGCAGCAAA